TGATTACATTCAAATTTAATTACACACCTAACATGAAAACTATTGCAGACGGGCAAAACAATTACAGCGTAACTTGGCGCGGTAATGAATGGCGAATAACGGATGTTATTGAAAGCAATGATAGAATGTCAGTAACTTTAATGTGTTACCGTTCTGACCCTGCAACAAAGGCTTAACATGACAACGCAAAACAATGTAAGCAACTATGCAAAGGCAATACAGGCGCAATTAACAAGCATTGCAACGCCTGTTCCTGTCTATGCTAGTTTTAACCGCAATTGGGCAACTGAAACAAAGTTTATAACATGGCAGTTAAGGGATGTTCACCAACCCGTTTACACAGGCATTTATCAGAATAACAAAGGTGCAGATTCACCCATATTTCAGATAAGCGTTTTTACAACAAACATGGCGGATGGTTTTAATCTGTCAAACACAATAATACAAGCATTGCATGGCTATGCAGGACAGTTTGGGGGAGTTACAGGTTTCCAAATTTCCAAAGCCGATGTGAATTGGTTATATAATAGTTATGACAACGACATTGGTTTGCATGGTGTTTATATGGATTGCACAATTTACATTCCATCATAAGATAATATTTTTTTAATTTTAATGAGGATTTTCAATCATGGCATTACCAAATAAAGTATTACCTGGCTTTTCCGCAACCCTATATTGCCAACCAACAACAACCCCAACACCTTTAACAACAGCAGGCTTATCAACTTACGCAACTGTTTCAGCACTTGCTATTCCTGCCAATGTTATTCCTGTTGAAAACATTCCTGCGTTTGGTATGGATGACGCTGTTGCTTCATTCGGTGTTGCTGGTTCACGCCAAGGCGACAAAATACCTGTTCAAAATGCGCCAACATCATTATCAATAACAGCCGCTTTGAATCCAGCAGACACACAACTTTTATTAGTTCGTGGCGATGCTTACAACGGCACTATTGACCGCACATTTATTGTTGCGGCAACCGATGGCACAAACACCGTTTACTATGCGTTCAACGGTCGTGTAGGTAACTGGCAAATTGATTCTGCTGTTGGTGCAGAAGCGAAATGTATGTTAACCATCCATCCGCGTGGCAACCAATTCGGTTGGTCAAACAACACTTAATAAAAAGCCCGAAAGGGCTTTTATTTATAGGATAAAACATGAAAATTGAATCGCAGAATGACCTGCTTGGGTTTTTGATAGCGCAAGCAGGTAGTGGGCAAAAAAACTGGTTTGGTTTTGCACAGCAACGCCTAACCGGTATTAACTTGGTGCATGAAATAGCCGCTAATCACGCCGATAAAATGTCGCCGGATGAAGTGGTGGATTATGTTGTTTCGTTAAATAACAACATTTATCAAAAGTTAATTAAGGCTGACTAATGGCAACATCTTTTGAAATCACCGGTTTAAAAGAAACTTTACAAGTTTTTCAAGATTTGGAAAGCGATTTTCATTTTGGTATGTCCTTTAGGTAAAAAAAAGGGATGGCAACTTTTGCCACCATCCCTAACCCGTATTAGGCTGTTGCTGTGCCGGTAGAACGGTAACGAACACCTGCGTTTGGATCGCGAACGGATGTTGCCAAGCGTTTTTCACCAAAGAATGTGATGTAACCGGGCAATGTTTGATCGTAACGGCGTAACACCATGTTTAAACGATCTACAATGCCATAGAATTTATCCCAATCACCGAAATACATTGGATATTTGCTAGTTGTGCCAGCAGAACCAGTTGCAGTTTGTGATGGAGTATCTAAGTATTTATTAACAACAACATCAAAGCCTAATAATGAACCAACTATGCCGTCTGTGCGTGCAAGACCATCAACATAGATTGGGCGACCTTGTGAATCAACCAAACCGCGAATTGCTTGTAACAAGATTGGGTTAATCATAAATTTCGCTGATTCTGTCCAGTATTGTTGTGGCAATGCGTAAACAAAGTTAATTACATCTTTGTAAACCACATTGTTTGCGCCAACAGTATTAGCATTGGTTGTTAATTGGTCATAAGTAGCAAGTGAGTGTAAACCTGTTGCTGAACCTGTGCCGCTTGAACCAAATGCCGCAACTGAACAAGTGCCGCCTGCGTATGTTGAATTTGCACCAGCATATTGATTCAAACCGCGTAAACCGTCAGCACCACCCGTTGCAACTGTTGTGCCTGAACCTGTTTGGTCGTTGTTTGAAATCATTGATTGCGCTTCAGTTTGTGCAAATTCAGCAAGCATATCATCAACAACATTGGCTTCTAAACCATCAATGTCATCCAAAGCGGCTGTTCTGATTGGGAATTGAACATTCAAATCTTTTAGGACTACTTGCCAAATGGTTGTATCTTCAGTTGTAGCCGCGCCATTGTTCTGAATAGCATAGCCGAATTGCGCGCCTGCATTGCCCGTTTTTACGCGCAATTGATATGATGAACCGTCAGTTGCTACTGTGCGTGCCATACCGCGTAATGGGTTTGCCAAACGCAATGCAACAAATACAGGATCATAGGCTGTGCGACCACCTTGGTTATTACCGCCACCGGTCAAAGCAGATGCTTCGTTCATGTAAGCCGCATATTGGCTTTCATCTTCAAACATTTTTAATTCTTTTTCGGTGCGGCCATTGCCTTTGTGGAAAGCGGCAAGTTGTTCTTTAACCATTTTGTTTACATCGCCACGAATGGTTTTTTCAATTTTTAAAATTGATGGTGCTGGATTGATAGATGCAACTTTGGCTTCTAAAGCGGCAACTTTTTCAGAAAATGATGCTTCAACTGCATCAACTTTTGCTGTTACTGATTCAGTAACTTTTGCAATTTCAGCAATGTTATTTGCTTCAATCGCGTCTAATTTTTCAATGATTTCAACTGACATGATTTATCCTTTAATTCGTTTATTAAGTTGTTTTAACAATTCACGCTTATTTAATTCGGCTAGAATCGTTTCATTAACCGCCGCGTCTGATTCACTCAAACTTGGTGGCGTTTCAACAGTTTCATTAGTTGCATCACGCAATTTCATTACTTTGTTGAAGATGCTAGATGCGGCGGTTGCGTGCATCTTGGTCAATCCTGCATCACGCAGAACAGATTCTATTTCTTTAAGGTTTACTGTTCCGTCAGCGCGATAAACATTTTCAAGTTTGTTTATGTTTGCTTCAGGGTTATTTGGGTTCATAACGATAGACACTTCGCGCAAGCCACCTTTAGTGATTTGGAAATATCCCTCATCATAAGCAGGGTCTAATGGGTTCATAACCTCATTATTAGCGTTTACCATTTGATATTCATCGGCGTATGCGCCAACTGATACACCACCAACCATGTTTGGCGATTCTTTCATAATGGTATAAAGGTCGCGACCAACGGTTGTGTTAGTAAACAAACGACCTTTGCCGGTCATGCCTACATCATCAAATTCAAACATAGTCCACTCACCAACTGGCAATGATTCGTCATTGTGTTGGAAATACATTGGCAAAGGCTTGCCCATTTCAGCGTAACCAGCCGCCCATTCCTTAAAGGCTTCAGGCTGATAGTTAAAACGCCTGCCGTCTGCACCCTCACGCGCACCCCATGTGGTTAAAACGGCTTCAATCGTTCCGCACATTTCGGCTTCATCGGCACTCACGCCTAAAGCGACTTGGCTTTCATAAAAAAACTTCACATCTTTAGTCATGGATAATAACCCCTTTGTTTTTCATACCGTTTGTTTTAAACGGCATTGTAACGCGCTTGTCTGCCGCTTGTTTCATTTGAACGGTTAATAATAATAATCTTAATTCTTTCAACTCTTTTTTTGTCATTATGCTTTGCCTGCTTGACCAGTTTTGCCAACGCTTGATGTGTTGCCGCCGCCGCCAGTATCTTGTGGCGAACTGCCTGCAATTGGTGTTGCTGGCTTGCCTGTATCTTTTAATGCGTTTGCGCCCTCAATTTCAGCCCTGCCAAGGTATGCACGTGCCTCGTTAGGCGTTAATATACCGTTAGTTACACCAGCCACCGCATAATTCATTTGGTCAAGCGGCGCACCGCTTAAAAACGATTCTGTTTGGAATTCAACGCATAGGTTTGGATAACCCTGCAATAAACTTTGTTTCAGTTTTTGCTGAATGTTTACCAACATCGGGAAAATGGTTGATTTGTAAAATTCATCAAGCATTGTTTGACTGTTGTTAAACTTGCCATCTTCAATAGACAGCATTGCAACTGGCACGCCAAACAAGCCGCAAATGCGTTTCATTGTTTGCATTTTAAGGTTAGCGCAATCAGCGTCTTGCAGGTTAAGCATATCAATCGGCAAGTATTTCATGCCGTTATCAAGCAACATGGATTGACCGGGTTTGCTTAAATCGGTTGGGCGTGAACCGGTCATGCTTGACCACGCTTCTTTAAGTCTTGCCGCTATTTCCTTGTATTTTGTGTCCGGAATTACTTGGTCAGTAACAAACATCCCACTTGGCTTCGCGCCATTGGTCATTATAAAGTT